GTCTCTACGCCGCTAACCTCCTTGATAACATTCCAGGTGATCGCGCCTCTCATCACTTTGTCAGTATCGACGTGGGCAGTTGCCGATAGGAGTTGAATCCTATAGGTAACTGCCGGGTCGCCTGCATCGCCCTTGCGTATGAACTTGACTACGCAAGTTTTCATTACTCCACCCATGAGCGAAAATTTTAGTCCTTAGATGTGATAGTTATAGATACGTCACCGCCTGCCTGGATGCAGTGGGCGCGGGTTACGGTGCAACTCGCCTTGTCAGTCTCGCGGTCACTCTGGCTATTGAGGTAAACACCTGCTGCATCCTTGATCACGAAATAGAAGGTCGTATCAAATGCCTTGGTGTTCGTTCCTCTGGTCACTACTACAGGCGTGTAGGTCACTGATCCGTTGCCGCTTGTGTCCTCACTGATAGCCTCATCTTCGGGGCTTGGGTGCGGGTCAATATCCAACGGATCGGATGCGTCCATAACGGGCTGTATGTCGCTACCGATAGCCTGGCCACTCTGCGAGACGGTCACGCGGTATTCACCATAAGAGGTTATATCGCTGCTATAGACGGTCAAAGTCTGGCTTGTCTTGCCTGCCAAAACCTCCCATCCGCTTGTGCCCATCTTTTCCCATACATAGGAAAGATTTTGTGTCAACGGGCTACCACCTTGATAGGCCATAGCCTTTAAGATACAACTACCACCGTTACGGGTGATCACAAAGTTACGGCCTCCCGTATCTACCAGGGGATCGTCACCTGCTGCAATCGTCACGCGATAGCTGCTACCCGTTGAGTGCTGAATGGGTATAGGATATTCGGCTTGCACATCATCGGACTGAGTGCCGTATGAGATATGCGCCACCATCTTAATAGTGACGGGTGCAAATCCGGCGGCTGCTGCAATATTGTTGAGGAATTGCAGGCCGTAATAGGGATTTTGACCAGACGGGGAAATCTTACGGAAAAGCCCTGCAAGTGTGCCGCTCGACGTGTCACCATTCCAGGTAATCTTGGTATTACCGAAATAGAAGTCTATAGCATCAGGCGTTGCAACACCCTCGGCTACACGGCTCGACGTGCAAACGAAATACAGGATCGGTTGCATTGTCTGAAAATTCGGTGTAATCGTACCCGGTTCTACGGGTGTACCTGCGTACTCTTGATAGAGGTCGCCATCAGGACACATGATAACTGCGGTATATGTGCCGGATTTCACATTGAACTTAATAGTTCTACTGGTTGATGCACTACTCATAATATTGCCTCCTATTCGTTAGTTTGCTCATTCTCTTCGCCGGGCTGATCGGTGGTTTCACCTTCGCCCTCCGCCTCAGTGTTGGCGGGTTGCTCTCCGGCTTCCTGGCTTTCGCCTGTCTGCTCTGTAGTCTCACCCTCACCGGGGGCCTCAGTGGTTTCGCCCTCACCATTGGCGGGCTGCTCTTCGGTTTCCTGGCTCTCGCCTGGCTGCTCTTCGGTTTCCTGGCTCTCGCCTGGCTGCTCTACCTGCTCAGAGTTTTCGCCCTGTCTCTCACCGTCGTTTTCCTCTGGTTCCGGCTCCGGCTCTGGTGTCGGATCAGGCAGAATGAAACGGGGATCGGTTGCTATGGGCAATGGGCGTGAAATCACACCGTCCTGCTCTTCGCGGGCCTCATGGGGCAAAAGTGCCAGGCCACCGATCATTACCAATGTCTCGTTTAACTGAGGCAGTGGGCCAAACTCCAACATATCCTGTTGCCATAACAGGTAGTTGCCATCGTTCAACTTGTTTCTGTCATTCTCCAGGTGCAAAAACTCTGCAACCAATCTGTTTGCTTTGATGTAACGTGCCATAATCTTATTCTTTTTAAGTTGTTAATGTACTAATAATACTGCGCCGTCGCTATCCTCCCAGGCTCCCCAGGGGCCACCGTCCACTACCTCAATGCCAAACACACCACCGTAAAGATCGGTCATTGCAGCCGTTGACAAAATAGGTGTCAGGCCGTGTGCAATCTGTGTGTATGTGAGTGATCCGCTTGCACGGTTCGGGGCCACATACCATTTTACCAATAACTCCTTAGAGGGGTTGGCAATGCCTACACCCCAAACGGCTGCACGGGGCGCGATCTCCACGATCTTAGGGATATTGGTAGGACACTCCACAATGTCGTAGTCGTATTTGGGTATCTGTCTGATAAATGAGAAATACTCAACCGGGGATGCTGCATTGAGCGTAACGCCTGCGGGGTTGCCTCCTGCATCGTACTTTGCCCGGCATCGTATGTTGATCTCCGATCCCATCAGGCTACGATCTACGGTAACGCTTGCACCGTTCTGTGCTACGGTAACGTCGTAATCCAATGCGGGTTCGCTGCCAACCTCAGACCAGGTGTTAGTATCGTCTCTAAACTTTTCCCACACGAAAAGTCTGTTGGCGGCTGCACATTCATTCTTGCCCAACATCAACTTAGCGGCTACTACTCTCAGATCGGGGTCGATCAGAGGGTTATAGGTAGTCTGTCCGGCTGCATCGAGCACTACGACGGGCGCAAAGGCTGTGGCGTTTTTACAGGCCACAAAGTAGGTTCTATCAATGATGAAAAGCTGCCCGTTTCGGCTGTCGGTGTACTCTGCATGGAATTGCAGGGTAAGAGGGTGTAACGGCTGCACGTTCTTTTTCACCTTGATACGTCCGGCATCACCTCCAGAAGAGGTAATTTCATAGTGGGTGTTGTTGGCTTCAATGAGCGTCTTTGTGCCGTCTATGATCTCATACCATCTTATGTTTGCCAGGGCTTGATTGATACGGCCTGCCGTCAGGATTTCGTCTTTATCCATACGGCTGATATTCGGCTGAATGATCAGGGGCGTTAGGGTATAGTCCGGCGTCCATTCGTTAGTATCGGCATCGTAATTCTGGCTGTCGGGTACGCTGCTCCCTGTAGTCAGGCTGATGTCTAACTGCAAGGGCTTGAAATTTAAGTCAAATCTTTTTGTTTTCATATATCTATGCCTATTTCGTTAATACTCAAAACTCGCGCTGTCGGTGGCGGCATCATTATTCATGCCGTCTCTGAGGGTCACGGTGGCCGTGAAACGTACCTTTCTCGGAACATAGCCGTTTAGGTCTAAGTCCTCTACCGTCAAATGGATGCTCTTACCAATGGGGCCTTGTGCCGTTCGTCTGATAGCCCAGGCGTTATCACTTGCCACTCTCTCGTTACCGTTCGCGTCCTCGCTGTATCGCGTCCAGATCACATCGGTATCTAAAATGTCGCTCGTCACGTCCAGGTTGTAGATTTTGGCAATGATCCGTAAAGTCAGATCGAAGCGGTCAGGATCAAAGAGGGTTTCAGTCTCGTTGAACTCTACCGTGAAATCGGGGTTGCCCTCAATCATGGCCCAATCTGTCACGTTCCAACCAGGGGCGTATGTAGTGAGGTTCGCGCAACATCTGTACTTGCATCCCTCATACCATACATCGGAAATCTCATAAATTCCCGTGTCCGGGTTCTGTGCCTCAAAGTAGTAGTTTTCATAGGGCGACCATTGGCCACGATCCACTATCTCACAGATCGGCTTTCCCTGCCAATCTATCTTGATAATATCCATCGTGATAATGCCAGGGATATACATATAATCCAGGCCGTCGCGGATCGGTAACGGATGCTGTTGCCCATCGTCGCCTGTAAATGTCAGTTCCCTAACAAACTCCGGCAATGTACCAAATGAGGCTCCCCAATTCGTTCTGTCAATGATCGGCTTTGTGACGTGGACGTACTTAACAATGCGGCCCTCTGTACTACTGAGGTAGAGGCAGCTTTGGCGGGTGGTGTCCGTCTGGTGGCCCCATCTGGCAATCTTCATCAATTCGCACGGCGGGAAATTATGCCCTGCGGGTGTTTGGTTGTCAGGATATAGCGTAACCTCAATGTAGTTAAGCGTGGGATTCACGCTGTTAACTCTCAGCCATGAGGTGTACATTTGGGCGTTGGTTCCTGTTGTCATACCAAGGGCAATCGCTCCCAGGTTGTTGATAATACCTTTCAACACACTGCCTGCTGAAATGGCCGTGAAATATCCCTCCCATTTTGGATGCAGGTAAAGGCCGTAGGTATCATCACCCAAATCTACTACCCGGTCAATGGTATCACCCTCAGTTAGAAGTTGATCACCGTCTATGGCTGTCAGGCGGTTAATGATCAATTCGACTGCCTCAAAGTATGTGCGTACCCTGACGCTTTCAAACTCGGCATTTCCCTGTGGGTCTATACCTGCGCCCGATCCTGCATATAGCGATCTGATGAAAGTACCATAGTGCGCTTCGCCTCTGAATATGGCGATTCCTATAGTGGTCAATCCCTGTTGGAAAGTGATACGGCCCTCTGCAATATCATCGGCTATGCGACTGAGGAAACGGCGGGCGGCGGGGCTATCTTCTGCCAGGTCATAAGCCAGATCAGCATACCCGGCCTTAACCTTGTCAGTCCTTTTTTCGTACTCCGTTGTCTGCTGCCCGGTCTCAGGATCGGTTGTAGTAGTTTCCTGCAAGTGCTCTACATACTCGTAACCGTCACCGTCAATGCTGGCAATCTTATCGAGCGTGGTTTTGTTGAGGTGGGTGTGGCCGTCGCCTGATGCGCTACCGCCTCCCGTCTCAGCGTTCAAAACTACCGTGCTGTTAGTGCTGCCAATACCCTGCTCCCTTAGTCTCTTACTACGGGGGCGTGGTGTTCGGTTGGTAGTTACTGATGTATAATGCTTATTCATACCTCTTACGCTCTAATTGTTAACCTCTTCTATTGCATCGTACTCATCCGGGCTTAGTTCCGTATAGACGGCCTGCGTGGTGTCCGTAATAACGTCCTGTTGTTCTTCGGACATCATAAACACCTTGCCTGGTTGGTTCTGCTCTGTGTACTTGCACAAACCGCCTGGATCAATGACGGCCTCACCTTCCAACGTCGTGTGTCTGGTGGCGTATTGGCTGTAAAGCGTACCAATCAAAAGTTTCTCCGGGTGATCTGTCACGCCTGCCCTTTTCAGTTGTTGGATTTGCAGGCTGTCGGATGCACGGCAATAGATACCCTTTGCCGTCGGGCAAGTGGTGTTGGCCGTTCCGCAAACCGTGTCAATGCTGATTTCCTCTTTAGCGTGTTTGTTGATGTAGCCTGAATATTCCACATCGTCCAACTCGGCGGCATCAAAGATCAGGTTGTTTTTAACCAACTCAATCTTTGGGGCCTTATAGAGTAGCCATCTACATTGATTGTAGCGGTTATCATCTATCCAATAACGCGGGCTATCCCAGGGCGTTTGCTGTGGTATCATTCCTCTTACCTCATCCATATCAAAGCACTGCACACCTTCATATACGGTAACTTCGATATAGCCACCTTCGGGCGGGTAGGGCATATATTGGCCATCGGCCATTTGCTTAAAGCTGTCATAGATTTGTACCCCAATGTTACCCCTGCCAGGTCGGCCAATACAGTGTCTATTGGCTTTCCATCCCAATATGCCTGCACTCTCCCAAAGGTCTTTAGGATCGTAATATTCCAGATAGGCCGTACCAAAGCCACCTGCACCAGACACCCAACTGCCTTTGCAGTAACCCAAATGCCCTTTCGTGGCTCCCTTGGCTATGGTGCTATTCTCATAGTGGCATACTGCGTTACCTGCTGAATCGTAGATGTTCACGGCTACAGGCACAAAAGCGTAACCCGTGCGGCCCTTCATTCCTTCATAGTTGCCTCCCTCGTTGCCATCATTGCCCTCTGTAAACGGATTATAGCGGGCATCCAAAAGCATTTCAAGTGACAAACGTACATAGTATGACTTGGCATCCTCTGTAGTGAGTTTAGGCAGGAAAACGCGGTGTGTCTGCATGATCTGGCGGGCGGCTTCCATTCTCACATCATTAAGTATGCGCTTTGGCCAACCTGTATTAAGGCCACCATGCCCACCAGAATGAAACGCCCATGCAATAGCCGTCGTTTCTGAGGGGCCACCAACCAGAGGCAGAATATGGCAATATCTTGCCATCGGATTTAGGTAGTGCAATCCTGCGCCTAATGTGCTGATAAAGATAGTAAAGTTTATCAGGTTGTAATCCCAATTACCGCCCTGTCTGTGATCTTCTGAGTAGTCAGGGTAGTATGAGTAATATGAGGCTCCCGGATCAGCCACCAGGTTAATCATATCCGCTGAGTAGGTATCTTTGTACTCCAATTTGCCACTGAGTAGTTCGGATGAGGAATAGGGCGAAAAGTTGACCTTTACGTTATTGGCCACCTTGTCAACTCCCATTGTCTGACTATCACCGTCCCAGGTAATTGCCCGGCTCTGTGCCAGGGTGTACAAACCATTCAGATCGAAAATGTAGATGTGGCCGTTACGCTGTATCATCTTCATAGCCAGGGGTTGCAAAATGCCTGTCACCACCTCTTTCAAGGTGCTTGGCTCTGCATCCTCATCATAGAAATTTTCGCTTCGCATTGACAAAGCGGATAGCGTGGCCTTTGTGTTCGTACCTGCAAAGTAGGTGGTGCAATACGAATTGGCCAACAGGCTTGCACAAACCTTGCTACGGTCTATGGCATCAAGCAAAATGGCCTCTAACGTCTGCATCCCTGAAAGGTTGTATTTCAGACGATCCAAAATACCGAAATCGCTAAACGTCAAAGTCACTACATAGTACCTGGCTTTCTCATAAGGTTCTTCGTAAAACTCAGGGTCTAACGTACCACTCCAATAGAGGCTGTTTTCACGGTAAACGTCCATACGGATTTTGCCTACCTCAATCGTATATAAGTCCTCATAGGTGCGATCACCGGGGCTTTCTATCTTCAAGGTGGCCTCACTGCCACAAATAACCTCTTCCTTATCGGTATGCTTCCAATTAATCACCAAAGCCTCATCAGCCTCAAAAGTCAGTTGGCCGACATTGCCAGAATAATTGTCCTGCAATATCTCTACTCGCCAAACCACACCCTTGCGGCTCAGAAACTCGCCCATGTGTCGTAATGCCATTGCCATATACTAACTGCGCTTACGGTGATTCATTTCTTTTTCCTGAACTAACACAATGTCACGGCCTTTGATCTTACCTGTCACCTCAACGTGTGAAACGCTCGGCTCGATCATACTGCGTAACTTATCCAGAGGGGCCACCACTTCCGGGTTATGGCTTGCACCTGCGTACTCACCTATCAGGGCCATCGTGGGGCCTGAAATCACACCACCCTCTGCAAACGGCATCAGGCCGATAGCCTGTACCAATGCAACGGCGGCGGCTGAAAAACCTGCACCGATTCCAAAACCTGCAAACGGGATATAGGCGTGTGCGGCCATATACATAGCGGATGCAAGCTGCACGTAACTTGCCGTCAATGCCTTGTTTGCTAAGATCGTGGGAATGGCGGCGGCTGCTGCAACCTCCTGCGTCGCGGCCTCAACACCCTGTGTTGTGGTGGCCGTAACAATGGCTGCACTCTCGGCGGCTTTCGCTACCGTGTGGGCTGTGGTGGCGGTTGTCAACAGATCAATGATGCTTATAATGGTCTGGATTCCCTCGGCAATCTGGATAAAGCCATCAACGATACCCGTTACCACCTGCCAGGCGTTACCGTTTCCTTCAAGGGCGTTTGTAATGCTTTCAATGCCACTGCCAACACCCTTGATTCCATCCCAACCAGACTTGAACGTACTGAAAGTGTTAATCGTCTGACTGCGCCATTTCTCATAGGTTGCAATGATCTGCTCAATGTCCTTTCTCTGCTCACCCGTTACCGGGTTATCCAGATCGGCCAACTGCCTGCGAAGTTCGTAAATCTTCTCAGTCAGTTCGTCAAAGCCCATTGATTTGATCTTCAACTTGTATTCGCGGCCCGTCAAAGCGTTAATCTCGGCAATCTCTTTCTGCATAGAGGGAATTTCAATACCTCTCTGCATAGCCTTTTTCTTGGCCTCATACGCCTCAATGATCCTCTGAGTATTGGCAATCTCATCGGTGCTTTGCTTCGACTGCAAAGCCTGGTAATACTTAATGGCTTCGTCTAATTCCTCAATGCTCTTGGCTGCACCAACCGTTACGGGCTTATTCATAGCGGCCAAAGCATCATCCCAACCTTTCTTGATCTTATTGAGGCCGTCAATGTGCGCCTGTATCTTCGGGCGGCTCTCAACGGTGGCAGTATTGAGCAAATCGTTATAGTACGAAAGTTTGATGTTCAACTGCTCATAGGTTTTCAGTTGCTCATCCGGCGTGTCGATCACGGCGGCGTGTTCAATATGCGACTGCAAAACCTGTAGGCGGCTGATCTCTGCGTCAATGCCTGCCAGGGCCTCACGGTTGGCCTGCGCCCTCAACTTACGCTGATAGGCGATTTCCTTATCAATGTCCTGCAAGGTTTCTAACTTGGCCGGGCGTTCCATCTGTGCCTGCAACAACTCAACGGCGGCGATCTGCTTGTCAATGTCGCTGATCTGCTCGGCTGCTGCCTGCTGACGTAATGCCCTCAGATATTCAAGTTCCTTGCTAACGTCCTGTAAGGTCTTTATCTCGGCGGGGCGGGCTGCGGCTTTCTGCGCTAACTCAATGGCCTGCCTCTGCTTTTCCCAACCTGCGATTTTCTCACGGATTGATCTTTGCTCGGCGTTGTCTGCCCCGGTCAGTTTCTTTTTGTAGATTTCAATATTGGTACTCAGTTCCTCATAGGTCTTTGGATTCGCCACGGCTACCTTCTTATGGCCTCCTGTGGTGGTTGTACCAATGCCCTGCAAGTTCTCTAAGTATTTCTTTCTGGCTTTCAGTTCGTCGTTGGACTTTTTGAGGGCTGCAAGTTCTGTGGGGTCGGTGATCTTCTTACCCTTTTCCTCGTTACGTTCCAGGGCGGCTTTCACCTGTTGCAGATTCATTTGTGCCACCTTCAACTCCTGCGTTCCCTGGGTTCCTGCACCCTGGATGCTCGCTGCAAGTCTCTTGGCGGCTCCCTCAGTATTGGCCAACTCAGCCTGTAGTTTCTTATTCTCTGCAAGGAGTTTGGCATCTGCATCCTCTAAGGCTTCCCATTCTGCTGTAGGTGTCGAATATGATGTAGTCGTAATGCCACCTGTTGCAGTACCATTAGAAATAAAGTGGGTTTCCTTATCCCTGCCTGCTGCCTGCAATGCCTTTTTCTTCTCAGCATTAACCAGGATTTC